AGGTCTTCCTTCTCGCGGACAGATAAGACTTTACGGCGAAAATCGGATGAATAAGTCATCTTTATAATATAATCAATTTATATGATCTTGGCTATATGTCGAGGGGGAAGCCTATGCCGCCGCACAGCTTGCAGCGCGCATGGCGGATGAAACGATGGATGCGGCGCCTGTCTGGTCTGACGTTAAATCCTTCGACCCAGAGCCGTGGCGTGGACGCGTGGATATCCCATCACTGCGGGATATCCGTGCCAGCCATTTTCCATTGCCGGAGCCAAGCGCGCAGAAAAAGACCCGCGCCACCTCTGGCCGTTCATACGGGAAATCGTCCGCACCATCGAACCCAGGATCTGTTTCTTCGAAAACGTCTCACATCATTTACGACTGGGATTTGAACAAGTCCACGATGACTTACGATCAATGGGTTTCAGCGTTGCGGCGGGTTTGTTTACAGCGGAAGAAGTTGGTGCGCCGCATAAGCGAGAGCGCCTCTTTATCCTAGCCTACCGTGACGGCGACCGATGCATCGGTGAGCAGCGCCCGTCCGCCGGAAAAGATGATCCGCAAAGACGGTCGCAATGTTCTGAGAACGCCGTCACTCGCCGAAACAGTCATGCAGCCGGACGGCTTCCCTTACACGAAACAGGATCTTCAAGCCCGAAAAGCGGGCAAGGATTATCGGACAGCCAGAGTGCAGTGGCCGACACCGTGCGCACAAGAGCCGGGATCGACCAGCGCAACTCACGGATCGGGACTGGCGGAGACAGCCAAAGCGTGGCCAACCCCGATGGCGCGGGACTGGAAAGACAGCCCCGGTATGAAACACCGGGAAACAGGGCAGATTTCATTGCCGAACATGGCATTCCACTCTGGCCACCAGCACCGGGAGGCCATGAGCAATGGGGACATGTCCCAGATGCGCTTAAACCCGCTGTTCACCGAATGGCTGATGGGATGGCCAATCGGGTGGACAGACTTCGCGCCTGTGGAAACGGCGTGGTGCCATTGGTGGCAGCGTATGCATTCCGAACTCTTTACCCTTTTAGCGATGAATGATCATGGACAATCTGAATATTGAATACCGCTCGCTGGACGAGCTGATCCCGTATGCCAATAATGCGCGCACGCATTCTGACATACAAATCGCCCAGATCGCTGCCAGTATTGCCGAGTTTGGGTTTGTAAACCCGGTGCTAGTGGATGAAGACGGTGTGCTTATTGCCGGGCATGGCCGCTTGATGGCCGCGCGGCAGCTCGGTATGGAGCGTGTTCCTTCTATTCAGATATCACATTTGAGTGAGGCGCAGCGCAAAGCCCTGGTCATTGCCGATAATCGTATTGCACTGAATGCCGGATGGGATGAAGAGCTTTTGAAACTGGAGCTGGAGACATTGGACGATCTGGATTTTGATTTGGATCTGCTCGGTTTTGATCCATCCGAAATTGATGATCTTCTTTTTGCGGAGGACGAAGACGAAGAGCCGGAGGAAGAGGCAATCCCCGAAGTGCCGGAGGAGCCAATCAGCAAGCCCGGCGATGTATGGATTTGCGGCAATCATCGTGTGCTGTGCGGCGATGCCACCATTTATGACGATACGCAAAAACTTATGGATGGGCAGCTTGCCGATATGGTTTTTACCGATCCTCCCTACAACGTGGATTACGGCAACACGGCAAAAGATAAGCAGCGCAAAGCCAAGGGCAAAAGCGGTGGCCGCACGATTATGAATGATAATCTCGGCGAAGCCTTTGAGCAGTTTTTATACGATGCCATTACCAATATGCTGATGGTGACCAAGGGCAGCCTTTATATCTGCATGTCCTCATCCGAGCTGCATACGCTGCAGAAATCGTTTATAGCCGCAGGCGGCAAATGGTCGACTTTTATTGTATGGGCGAAAAACACCTTCACGCTGGGACGCTCTGATTATCAACGCCAGTACGAGCCGATCCTTTACGGCTGGAAGGAAGGCAATGATCGGTACTGGTGCGGTGCGCGCGATCAGGGCGATGTCTGGTTTGTGAACAAGCCGCGCGTCAATGATCTGCACCCCACCATGAAGCCAGTCGATCTGGTGGAACGTGCCATCAAGAATTCGAGCAAGACCAAGGATATTGTGCTGGATCCCTTCGGCGGCTCCGGCTCCACGCTCATAGCCTGTGAGCGGCTGGGGCGGCAATGCCGGACAAGTGAGCTGGATCCCAAATATGTCGATGTGATTGTAAAACGCTGGCAAGAAGCCACGAAGAAGAAAGCCCATCATGCGGAGACAGGCGAAGAGTTTGGAGGTTAATTAAGCTTCGTTTTTATTGCGGTATTTTTGAATGCTTACCCACGGCACGACTTCAAGGCTTGAGAATGCATCCGGATGTTCTGGTGTCCAGTCTTTGATTGGCGAACAAATCACACCATCGCCATTAATGCCGAGGATCATGTGATAGGTCACACCTTCCTCGGCAATGTAGGCGCGGATGATGTCGGGTATTTCATCACGGCTTATGTTTTCGCGTTGAAGCGTTTCGTTTTCTAAGCGGCCATAGACGTGATACAGAACCAGATTCTTACTCATCACTCTGGCCTTCTGGTTTTTCAAGCGGTTCAAGTTTGTACATGGTTTTGCCATCGCGTGTGTATTTGACGATTTGGCTGTCCTCGCATTTTTCTTTGAGCTTTTTTCGGATGTTCGACAAAAATCCGCGCGCGGAGTGAGGTTGCCATCCGGTCATTTCGATCAGCTCGTCAATGGTAACACCGTCATCGCGGCCTAGAGCCTCCATAACTTGGAGCGTTTTATTCATACGCTCGTATAGCGGTTTTGCTGGTGTTTTTTTGGTGGCTGGCTTTGCTGTTTTTGTTTTCTTGGTCATGTGATTGTCCTCCTTGATTAGGCTTTGTTTTCGGGGGCGTATTCGCCTTCGTTAAAAACACGGTCGCTAATGTGTTGCAGGCTGGTAGCGATATCCGCCAAAAATCCCGCATCACCCCAGACGATTTCATCGGGGTTGCTGCCGAAATGATCATCGCTGGCCTCTTGTAGTCGGCTCAGGATTTCATCAATGCGGGCTTTGTGACCAATAAAGGCACTCAAGGCTTCTTGCTTACGTTGTGCGCTGCTTTTTTTCATGTGTGTAGCTCCTTTCAAATCAATTGCTTACATGTCCATGAATGCGCGCTTTCGAACTTTAATCCAGGTTATTCAAGGATCATTTCATTGCTTTTTTCCAAGGCCAGCGCGGGTTTGACAGATGAATGCAAACAGTGACAGAGCAATCAATTACGCGGGCAATGCGCAGAGCGCTGCGTCCCGATCAGGTGCTGACGGTATCCGAATGGGCAGACACTCACAGACGGCTCTCCGGCAAGGCGGCTTCCGAGCCAGGGCCGTGGCGCACCGACCGAACCCCGTACTTGCGCGAGATTATGGACTGCCTGTCCTCAAGCTCTCCGGTGCAGCGGATCGTTTTTATGAAAGGCGCGCAGATTGGCGGCACAGAATGCGGCAACAACTGGATTGGATATGTGATCCATCATTCGCCGGGGCCGATGCTGGCAATTTTGCCCACGGTCGAAATGGCCAAGCGCAATTCCAAGCAGCGGCTCGATCCCTTGATCGAAGACTCGGATGTTATTCGCAGCCGCGTCAAGCCCGCCCGTTCGCGCGACAGTGGAAACACGATTTTGCAAAAGGAATTTCAGGGCGGCATTCTCGTGCTAACGGGTGCAAACAGTGCCGCAGGTTTACGATCCATGCCGGTTCGTTTCCTTTTTCTGGACGAGGTGGACGCTTACCCCGGTGATGTTGAGGGCGAAGGCGATCCGGTTGCGCTGGCGGAAGCCAGAACACGGACATTTGCTCGCCGTAAAATCCTGATGGTCAGCACACCCACCATTCGCGGCATCTCGCGTATTGAACGTGAATATGAGCTGAGTGATCAGCGCAAATACATGGTGCCATGTCCGGAATGCGGAACGCATCAATGGCTGAAATTTGAGCAGCTCAAATGGCCAAAGGGCAAACCTGAGGAAGCGCTGTATGAATGCGAGCATTGTGAGCACAAGATTGAGGAGCGGCACAAAACATGGATGCTGCAGAACGGTTATTGGGAGGCTCAGGCTGAATGTGACGGCAGAACAGCCGGATTTCACCTGTCTTCCTTGTATTCACCCTATGGCTGGCGGTCATGGGCGCAAATCGCTCGTGCCTGGGTGGATGCCCAAGGCTCGGACGCGGCGATTAAATCATTCAAGAACACAGAACTTGGCGAAACATACGTGGAAACTGGCGAAGCACCCGATTGGCAGAGGCTATACGAACGCCGTGAGCCTTACAAAATCGGCAGCATTCCTAAAGCCTGGTTGTTCATCACCGCTGGTGCGGACGTTCAAAAAGACCGGATCGAAGTGTCCATCTGGGCGTGGGGACGCGATAAGGAAAGCTGGCTGATTGACCACCGTGTTCTGGAGGGCGATACAGGCCGCGCTGCCGTTTGGAATAAACTGACGGAGTTTCTTGGCGAAACATGGCCGCATGAAAACGGTTTTGATCTGGCCTTAAAACGCGTGGCTGTCGATAGCAGTTACGCCACGCAGGAAGTCTATGACTGGGCGCGAAGACAAAGCCCGTCCTTGGTGATGGTGGTCAAAGGCATCCAGCGCGGTGCGGCTCTGGTCGGATTGCCAAGCGCGGTTGAGATGACCGCCGATGGTAAAAAGCTCAAACGCGGATTGCGCGTGCGACCAGTCGCTGGCGGCATTGCCAAGCTGGAGCTGTTTAACAATTTGCGAAAGAACCCGCCAACGAAAGAAAGCGGCGATCCTTATCCGGCTGGATATGTTCACCTGCCGCAGGTAGATGAAGAATATTTGAAGCAGCTCTGCTCTGAGCAGCTGATTACATCGAAAAACCGCCGTGGATATGCGGTGCGTGAATGGCAAAAAACCAGAGAGCGCAATGAAGCGCTGGATTGCTACGTTTACGCCCGCGCGGCTGCGGCTGTTGAAGGGCTTGATCGTTTCGGTGATCGACACTGGCGTGAAATGGAACGATCCCTCGGCCTGGACGAACCCGTTAAACCAAGACCTTCAGAAGAAGATCAACCCAAACCAACAACGCGCAAGCCCGTAAGACGGCGTGCGCGAAGCAAAGGCGTGAAATTATGAGTGATACATTGGAAGAAAAGCTAGAGCGCGTGCAAAAAGCTATTGCCGCCATTGAAAGCGGAGGCCAGAGCGTCTCCTATGAAGGCCGCGCGGTAACAAAGGGTGATCTCAAAACCCTTTATGACCGGGAAACCTATCTGGAAAAGCGGATTGAAAGAAAAGCACGTGGTGGAATTCGCATGCGCGGAGGTGTTCCCTTATGAGCCGTAAACGTATTTCACTGCCAGAACCCACCTCACTTGATAAATTGATTGGCTGGATTTCGCCTGAAGCGGGCGTGCGCCGCCTGAAAGCCAAAACAGTCATGGCGCTGTATGGCGGTTATACAGGCGCGCGCAAAGACCGCCGTCAAACCAAGGCATGGCAGACCATTGATGGCAGCGCCGATCAGGTCACATTGCCTGACCTTCCGGCGTTACGGGAGCGTTCCCGCGATTTGATCCGCAATGCTCCTTTAGCGACAGGTGCGATTAACACGGTTGTCACCAATGTTGTAGGCACTGGCCTCAAAGTGCAATCCCGCGTAGATCGGGATGTGCTGAAAGGCATTCTGGGCGATAAGGAAGAGGATTTCGAAGCCTTTGAGAGGGCTGCCGAGCGTGAGTTTCGTTATTGGGCCGCTTCCAAATATTGCGATACCTCCCATATGCAGGATTTTGCCGGAATGCAGGATCTGGCACTGCGCTCCGTACTGGAAGCTGGCGATGTTTTTGTTCTACGCCGCTTCGCGCAAAGACCAGGCGCACGATATGGTACATGTTTGCAGCTGGTCGAAGCAGACCGCATCAGCAATCCTGACTGGACGATGGATACACCCAGATTGGCTGGCGGTGTTGAGAAAAATGCGCTGGGATCACCTCTGGCCTATCATGTTTTGCAGGCACATCCCGGTGATGTTCGGGATCCCGGATCACGGCAATGGGTGCGACTTCGTGCTTATGACCGGGATGGGAATTGGTTGGTCAATCATCTGGCACGCCCCACGCGGGTGGGGATGACGCGGCCAGCGCCTTATCTGGCGCCTGTTATCGAAAGCCTCAAGCAGCTAGATAAATATTCCGAAGCTGAACTGATGGCAGCGGTGGTTTCGGCCATGTTCAGCGTATTCATAAAATCAGAAGATCCGGACGGCCTTGCGCCGATGGAAGATGGTGCTGGCCGCGATGATAAGGATTTCCAGCTTGGCCCCGGCGCGATATTGGATCTTCTGCCCTATGAAAGTGTGGAGATTGCCGATCCAAAACGCCCAAACGCAGCCTTTGATCAATTTGTGCTGGCCATACTGCGGCAGGTTGGTGTTGCGCTGGAAATTCCCTTCGAGCTGCTGGTGAAGCATTTTACGGCCAGTTATTCCGCTGCGCAGGCAGCCTTGCTGGAAGCATGGAAGTTTTTCCGCTCCCGCCGGGAATGGCTGGCCTGCATGTTCTGCCAACCTGTTTACGAGGCTGTGATTACAGAGGCCGTGGCACGCGGTTATTTGAACGCCCCCGGATTTTTCTCTGATCCCATGATCCGCGCTGCCTATCTGGGCAGCGAATGGATCGGGCCGCCCAGAGGTCAGATTGACCAGCTGAAGGAAGGTAAGGCCGCGTGCGAACGTGTGGACATGGGCATTTCAACACTGGCCGAGGAAACAGCGGCACTGACTGGCGGCGATTGGGAACGCAAGCACCGTCAGCGCTCCAAAGAAAAGCGCATGCGTCTGGAAGCCGGATTAGAAGAAGTCGAAGCGCCAGTGGCTCAGCCCGCATTTCCGGAAGAACCAGAAGAGCAAGATTAACCGACAAATGAGGAGATGATTATGACTGAACGCATTATCAGTGCGGTCAGCGGCAACGCGCATGTGCCTGTACCTGCACGCCTTTGAAACCGGAAGCGCTGTAAAGGCTGGCATCGGGCGGTGGATCAAGTTTTACAATCACCGGCGGTCTCATTCTGCGCACGGCATTAGGACACCGGCAGAGGCTTATACTGAA